GCCAGAGGCAGCCGAATCATCATGGCCGTGATCTCGCTATCGATTGAGCACGCCCGTCTGGGCGTGATTGAGGACCTTGCGACACGTATGAGAACATGCCCGATGTTCTTGCAGCACAACGTCCAGATCAAGAAGTCCGGGATCTACTTCCCGGCGAAGAACGTGGTGGTGCTGCCGGAGAACTATGCGGCGAAGAGAATCATTGGTCTGAACGTCTTCTCAGCATTCATTGATGAGGCAAATTTTGCCAAAAAGTCACAGGGCAACTCTGGGGGGCGCAAGGTAGTTACCGGGCAGGCTAAAGAAGTCTATGAGTCTGTGATGCGCCGTCGAAAGTCACGATACATGACGGGTGGGAAGCTGCCGGGGCTGTGCATCATCGTGAGTTCTGCGACGACCCAGTCGGCGTTCACAGAAGAGAAAATGCAGGAAGCTAGGGCCAACCCGAACATCTTTGTCCGGACCTATGCGACGTGGGATGTGAAGCCCAATGCGTTCTCGAAAGGCATGTTCTACGTGATGGTTGCGTCCGGGGGCAGGAATTGCAGGATTCTGGAGCCGGACGAGGTCGAGTATTACCGTGGTAAGGAGGAGTCGAAGGGGGACGACTTGGTGCTTGTGGTCGAGGTGCCGAACGAGTACAGGACCGACTTCGACAAGAACCTGATTGACAGCTTACGGGAGATTGCAGGCATCCCGGCCGATGCTGTTATGCACCTATTGCCAGACCACCGGGTGATTGAGGCGAGTGTATCTCCTGGATGGGGGAGCGAGCTGGAGTTCGGTTTCACGACCAGGGAATGGGAGTGTGAGTCTGAGGGCGGGTTCGTTTGGGAGCGTATGTGCGTTAGGAAGGATGTGGAGGTAGCTTCCGGATATTTCGAGCCGCAGTGGGTTCCGAAGTTGAATCCAGATGCGCCACGGTTCGCCCATATCGATACGTCGGTGAACGGGGATGCCACCGGGTTGTGTGTGGGCCATGTGGCAGGGTATACGGAGGTGAAGCGTCGGGACAGCGAGATGATTGAGTACACGGAGATTGCCCCGAGAATCATCATCGATTTGATATTGCGGATTCTGCCGCCTCCTGGGGGCGATATTCGGTTGGGGGCGGTTCGAGCGCTGCTGTACGAGATGCAGGCGCACGGGTTTGTGTTTGCACAGGTTTCGACAGACGGTTATCAGAGTGTGGACACGCGGCAGAAATTGGTAGAACATGGGATCAAGTCGGAGTTGGTGTCGTTGGACCGAGACGATGTAGGGTATATGAAGCTGAAGGCGGCGCTGGTAGAGCACCGCGTGTTGAGGCCAGCGTTCCCGCTTTTGGATTGGGAGTTGCAGCATCTACGGCATTTCCGGGAGATACGGAAGGTTGACCATCCCGACACGACGATTGACAACAGAATCCCCAGTAAGGACTGTGCTGATGCGTTGGCAGGCGTGGTCTCGCAGATTGAGACGAAGCGTCCGGGGATGCGTGCGTTGGCGATAGCGGCTCCTTCGGAAGAGTTCTACGCCGAAGACGAAGATGACCTATGGGTTACGGGTGGGATGAGGGTAGTTACGCCGGATGAACCGCTCAGGAGGTTGTAATGGGAGTCAAGGATACAATCCGCAAGCGAGTGAACGACTTCCTGAATGCGGAACGAGATATACCGCAGTCGAGGGAGCAACAGCGAGATGCAGCGAGGAAGGCTCAGGGCGGCCCGGCATTCGAGGCGGGTATTACACCGTCTGACGTTGATGTTTGGAATTGGTACGAGTCTAGTGTATCTGTTGAGCGTGACCTAAAGTCTCGATATTTAGACTACGAGTCGATGGATGATTATCCTGACTTCAGCGCGGCCCTAGACACATGGGCAGATGAAAGTACACAACCGGATCAAATGAAGAAGGTTGCTGTATGGGTTGAATCACCTACACATGCTATAGCAGAGCGAGGCAATGAAGTTCTCGATATAATGGGAGTGGAGAAGGATATCTGGGGGCTTTCCAGGGGGCTGGCGAAGTACGGTGACCAGTACGGCGAGCTTTTGTTGAACGATGATGGGGTGGTGGGGGTGCAGTATTTGGATGCACCGACTGTCCGGGTTGTGGCGGAGTCTGGTAGGGAAATCGGATACGTTCAGGACCCGGAAGGGACGTTCAAGATTGGCCCAACGATATTCAAGAAAGCGCTTGCCGAGAATCAAGGTCTGCTTGGGAACATGGCGCTGTTTCACCCGTGGGAAGTGGTGCATTGGAAGTTGATGCTGCGTCGGCTGCGGGGTTTGTATGGTCACGGGATAGGTGAGCCGGTGCGGTGGTTGCACAAGCGGGTGATCATGCTTGAGGACAGTGCGGTGCTGTTCAAGATCACGAGGGCTCCTGTGCGGACGGCGTACTACGTCGCGTGCGGTGAGATTCCGCCCGAGAAGCGTCTCGCATACGTGAAGCAGGTAAAGAGTCAGTTCCGGCGCAAGCAGTACAAGTCTCCGGACGGGAAGGTCAACTTCGCCTTCAACCCGATGAATCCGCATGAGGAATACTGGCTGCCTGCTGGTGGGGGTCAGGGTGACACGAGGATTGAATCGATAGGTGGTTCAGATTTCCAGGCGATGGAACTCCTGGAGTACATGCAAGCGAAGTACCATATGGCGTTGAAGGTTCCGAGAACGCACATGGGGTTTGCCGGGGAGCCTGCACAGGCGATGCTGGCGCAGATTGATGTGAAGTTTGCGAGGGCCGTGCTGCGGTTGCAGGCGTCAATATGCCACGGATTCGACCGGGTTATTGAGGTTGACTTGATGGCCAGGAACATCGACCCGGCGACGGTGAAGTACGGGACCCGCATGACCATGCCGTCTTCGATATTCGAGTTGGCCAGAATGGAAGTCTGGAATGCCAGGGCCGACTTGATGTCCAGGATAGGTGAACAGATGCCTCTGACCTGGATGCTCATGAATATCGTTGGGTTGTCAGAGGACGAGTCGGCGCAAGTGATTGCGCTGAAGCAGTACGAGAAGCGGATGGTGGCACTGTGGGATGCGAGGAGTATGGCCGATGCGGAGAAGATCCAATCGGGGGCAGGTGGTGATTCTGGTGGGGGAGGCGGAGGGTATGAGTCTGTCGAACTACCTATGTCGAGGGCGAGGTTGCACGAGGAGCGGGTCCTGGAGTCTAGGTTCAAGATGTCGGATGAGAGGAGAGTATTGGGGAAGGTGAACGCTCTGTTAGAGCAGAATGCAGGGTTGGCGCACCGGCTGCGGAACCTAAATGGGATGCTTCGTGAGATATACAGGCAGACGGTTTTGAAGTGAATCGATATCTTGACATGGCCATTTTGGCACGGGTAGTATGGGCCGTGCTGGGGAGGAACCGCATGTTTCCAGAAGCGATCCGAAAACTTAGGTCCGGGAGCCTTGAATCAGTTCGAGAGAGATTCGAGGATAGGTTCCCCGGAGAGAAGGTTATCGCTACGTTTGCGAGGCATGTAATCTCTCAGCGTGATGACCTATTTTTCCAGCGGGTATTGACCGAGCAGTTCGAGTTTGGGCCGGAAGAGCTTGTCCAGCGTTCTGGCGTTGGTGATTCGATGCTGGAAACGAGGGGGCTTGCCGAGCGGATTGTCGATGCTGCTTTGGCCGGTCGTGATTCTCCAGACGATATGGATGCGCTGTTCGAGCGCGTGATGGCTGGCCATGGGTTCTCTGCGGGAACCGTGAAAGAGTCTGTCATTGGCGTGCTTACTTCCGCCAATGAATGGCGCACGTTCTACCGGCAATACGAGCCTAGAATCAGAAAGGTGTTGCACGGGGAGTTGGGGATTCTTGAGGACCGAAGGCTGAAACCGAAGTACCGCAAGATCCGATTGGGTGAGTTCGACGAGGAAGACAAGGCTACGGCGGTGAGTTCTGTGCGTATGTCCATACGAACGGCGTTGGCCCGTCTTACGGAGCTTCGGTCGAGCATGGTGGAAATGACCATTTCTGAGGCTCCCAAAGGCCGGATGGATTTGGAACAGGACCTCGCAAGACTGAAGGGTTTGAAGCGTGTTCTTGAGGACGAGTTGGTCCGAATGTCGGACTACATCTCTGGAGTTGATGTCACCACGGAGAACGTCTCTGACGCTGCCGCCACCTATGATTTAGTGGCGGATGAGATTGGGCGTTACGAGGTAATGGCATCGTTTATACGTCGGGCTACGAGTGTCGCTTCTGCGACATAGAGCATAACTGGAGGTAATGACATGAGTGCGAAAAAGACCCCTGCTGACCTGCTGAAGCAGCAACTGCTGGGAGTGGGCGTTATCACCGAGGAAGTGGACTTCCTGGTAGGTGGAGGCGTTCCTGCTGCTGGCGACGGCGGCGAAAAAAGCGGAACCAAGGTTGATGAGGCTGTAGTGGCCATTCGGAAGAAGGTGGGTGGAGCTGCCCGTAGGCTCAAGCTCAAGAGGCGCAAGTATTACCGTGCGCACAAGGGCCAGTTGAAGCGCAAGGCCCGGAAGTGGAAGAAGAGTTCCGCAGGCAAGCGTTTCGCCCGTCTGGTGATGCGGCACAAGGACCGAGTCACCAAGATGCAGTCGAGCGGTGCAGCGAACAAGCGTATCCACTACAGCTCCACCAATTCGTCTCCGTCGAATCTGGCCGAGCGGATTCAGGCGGAAGCCAAGGGGCTGTTCGAGGCTGCCGGGGACCAGAGTGAGCGCGGCCTCATGATGGAGAACTACACCAACGGTGCCGAGCTGGCGTTGGGCTTCGCTGTCCGTTACGCCGGTCTGGAGATCGACGACGTTGCAGAGCAGATGATGAA